CACCACAAAACTTTAAATACTGTATAGAGTGTAAAAAAGGATACAATAACATAAACCTCTATAGCTTATATAATGATAGCTCAGACTTCTGGAAATTTATAAACCAATGTCAAAAAGATGCTGACAAGTGTGGGAAAGTGCCCCTGGTTATATTTAAGCAGGATCGTCAGCCAACATTAGCCATCATACCCTCTAATATAGAACCTGACCAATCCTATTATTGTCTCACTTTAGAGGATAAAGATAAGATAAATAAATATAAAATATATTTGTTTGAAGAGCTACTTCATTGGGAGCATCTTAGCTTTTGGTTTACTTGATTATATCAAAGTCGTCAACAGCTTCCCCAGTAATCTTGGTTTGAGATCTAGTTTCTCTTTTTCTATTATCTCCACTTCCTGAGTAAGTCCCCTCTTGAGAGAATGTCATATATTTCACAGGGTTATCACCAGTTCTAGTGAAAGAAGCAGTATTTCCATCAACTGAAATATCTAGATTACCCTCTTTCCAATCAGCAACTGCCCTTCTCATGGGCTCATTATGTGACCAAGCTCTAGTTCTCCCATCGCTAGTTCCTTTTACTTGGGTAATATCATTTACATTGTAACCACAAATCAACGCTTGTCTTAGAAGAACAGTTTCAGCTTGTTTTCTTTTTGTTGAATCTCTCATATCTTTTTTGTAAGTGCTCATTCTGATATTCCGCTCTAGACCCTCAGCGATTCTTTGTTGAACGATTGGGTCAGAGAAATCTCTTGGTTTTCCTTTATCAAAAAAGAGCTGAGTAAGATTCAAATCTTTTATTTGTTGTTGAGTAAATTTTCCAATTAGAGACTTAGAAACTACTTCAGCAATATGTTCTGGTTTTTGGATTTTTAGCATACCACCAGAACTATAAATTGTTGTTTCTCTAAAAGGTGCTACAGATTTTTGTACAAAAGATTCTATTGATTTATAGTAGTCAGAATCAGACTTACTTAAGGGAACTAAATTATCAAGAGCTTCAAAAAACCCATCAGCTACATTACCCTTTGGGTCTTTGCCGTTCATATAATTATTAATGGTTTCTTGTCTATTTATTTCACCTATTTTAGTATCCCCATGATCTGTCATTCTTTTCTGACCAATTGAAACTATATGTATTGATTGATCTTCAAATTTGTAAATAGAATCTAACTGTTTTTTTACTTGTGCTCTTTTCTTTTTTGGGACTTGATCTAAAATTTGACTTTTTGACAGTGTAATAACAGAAGCTCCAACAGCTTTTGCAGATGCTTCAGCTTCTTCTTTATTGACATACATAAAAGAGTTATCTGCTCTATCTCCTGTTTTCGGTGAAAGGGCAACATGAAGAACATCGGAAGGTTCGTGTGGAAGCATCTTTATAAAAGAGTTCATACTTTTAGCCTCTGTAAGAAGCCAAGCTCCTAGTTTCTGTTTACTAGATGCTATATCTAGCTGTTCAATAGCCTCCTGTTGCTGTACATAGGCATCCAAAGATAGAGCCCCTGATTCAGCGGCTATCTGTTCTAATAATGGAATTTTTTCTTTCCTAATAACATCTTCTATAATATTTTTTAGTTCTTTTCTAATATTTTTGTCGGCTGGATTTACAGCAAGCTTATTGAAAAGAACGGATATTCTAGGAATAACTTCATAAATACTTCCTTTTAGAGCATTTTTATCACTACTATTTAACCTATTATTTATAATAAGAGATAGGTTTCCTGCTTCTTCTGGGCACTTTTCAGAAGCAACTTTTAAGGCTTTTTCTTGTAATTTATTTGAGTTTACAGAAACTCCTTCCGTAGGAACTCCATCACTATCTCTTTCAGATCCGAATAGTATGATCTGATTTCGACCTCCTGTTCTTTGAACTCCGATAGTTTTTGCTATATCAGCACATTTACCAATATAATCTTCAGCAGGATCTAAAAAACTTAGTAGAAACTCGTTGGCTAAAACTGCCTCCTGTATTGCCCCTGGTCCTAAATCAGTAATAATCTGATTGCCCTTTTCATCTAAAGTGAAAGCGGATCCTCTACTAAGATACTCTTCTAAAGATCCTGGAGATGCGCCTGCAATAAACTTTACTGGATTATCTATAAAGCTTTGTAAATCTTGTAGTTCTTCTGGAAGCTCTTTTGGATATTTGGCTAATAATTCTTTTCTATAAATAAAAGCCGATTTTACTTGCCTTTTGTAAGAAGCGATAACAGATTTACCCCCGATCAATTCAGGGTTACTTTTTATCATCTCCATAGCCATTCGTAATGCTTCGGAATCTGTTCTAGCCTGTCCTTCCTTTTTTAAAGTTTTAGCTAACTCTTTGGCAGTTGCCCCACCAATCTTTTCCTCTGCTTGAATTAGAAGGTCTTCTAATTGCTGCTCTTCTGTTTGTTCTACTTCATCTCTTTGAGCATCCCCATCTAGAAAGTAGTTTACAAGTTTTTTCCATCCTTCAGAATCTACTAAAGGGTTTCCCCCCATATCAGCTACTTGTTGTGGCCTATTGCCGAATGGACCATTTATTCCTACAATCCTATCATCTTTAGTAGTATAAGCATATAACTCATTATTTTTATTTTTTTGAGCATCCCACTGTTGCGTAGTTCCAGCCTTCACAATGGCTAATGCTTGAGCTTCAGCATCCTTACGCATTTTATCATCCATTTTATCTTGATCTGAATTCTTATCTTCAGCTTCGTTGATAAAGGTCAGCTTGAAGGTGCGTTTCTTTAGGCGGGCGTAGCTTTCTAATAGCTCGTTGAAATAATCCATAACTTATTATAGTTGCTAGAAAAATAGGTCTAGCCTAGAACTAACCTAGACTAGACCTTAGTTATTGGGTTCTACTTATATAGTATTAGATAATTGATCCAAATGGATTTGCTGGCTTGTTTGAGTAGTTGAAGGTGTTCATGAAATCGTACTTCAAACTAAGCTCTACTGTGTGGAAATCAGAAGTAGAGTAGTTTAGCTCAGAAGCAGACCACTTAATAGGATAAACTCCATAAAGCTCAATTACTGAGTGAGGGTTCATAGTGTTATCTAGCATGATAACCTCAACCTTTTCAGCTTTGAAAGTTCCTGCTCCTCCTCCAGGCTTAGAGAATCTTGTTTGTAATCCTGTTACTGGGTCATAGATCGTTTGGAACCATCTGAAAAGATCAGAAGAAGTTTCTCTGTTGTAGAGGTTATCAAAGGTAACAACCATCTCTCCAAGAGTAGCTTTTCCTGGATAGTTTAGACGATCATTTACTCGATCTATTGTTTTGTTTTCAACTGAAATCTCTAGACCCTGTACTTTCTTAGCAGCTAGAGTAAACTCTTCTTCGTTAGTAATCGTTCCTGGAAGACCTCTAAATACGATCTCCCACTGATATGTCCGTACTGAATCAAGATCTGTTGAAACAATAGGTAATCCTTCTCCAGGTGTAAATACTCTTTTAGTTCTATAATAAGCCATGATAATTAGATAGTGCCGAGATCAGCAGACTGGTTTGTTAAGTTGATTTCAAAGATAATGATTTCAGCAGTTTTGGTTGGCCTAATGATTACCTTTGTCCACATTTCGTTTCTATCAACTCTTACGGGAGTGTTAGTTGTTTCATCACAGACAACTCGGAATTCTGTAATACCTCTTCTTCTACGAATTTCATCTAATGTTGGGTTTAGATTAGCTTCAACCTTAGCCCAAGTAAACTCATCGTTTGGTTCAAAGATAAATCTCTGAGTGCTTGCGAGGATCAACTTTCTTATATAGATCATCATTCTGCGAATGTTGATTCTATCAAGAGCGGAGGGAGATCTTTGAGTAGTTCTCTGACCAAAGATAGTGAGTCCTTGTTGTGGGAATCCTACAATAGGGTTGATGATATTTCCACCACTGTATAATGAATCTCTATCGCCTTGGTTTAGAATAACTTCAACCTCAGAAGGCTTGGTTAGTCTACCTCTTTGGAATCCTGCTGGAGCAAACCAAACATCACTTACCGCATCAGTATAAGCCATCTGGCGAGCGGCAAAGATTACTGGATCGTACCAACGGTCCTTTCCATCAAAGGTACTGAATACCTTTACCCAAGGCCAGTAAACAGCAGCGTATGAGCTATTGATAGCGTTGCTTCGTCCACTTGCTTTTCCGTTAGTCCAATCAATTGCGTTTTGAACTCCTCCTATTGCGTATGGAGGAGATACAAGGGCAATAAAGTTTTGGCTAGTTTCAGCAGCAGTAATTAGTGCGTTTTGTACTGACTCAGTGGAAATTCCAGGAACAATGGCGATTGAAATGTTTAGAAGGTTGTCATCTAAAGCTTGGATTCCTGTCTTAGTAGTTCCTGTAGATTCACCAATAAGAACTGTTGCGGAGGTAGCTGCTCCAATTCCATTATCTCCACCAGTTAGGTTAGTAGTGGGTGTAGCAACTAGTTTGTTGAATCGAAGTCCGTCAGTTACTCCAGCAGCGTTACCTCCATCAGAGAATAGATCAAATACTGTGTCTGGAAGAATTTCACTAGTTTTTGAATAGAATGGTAAGTTGGCCGTACCTGCTACGTCTGCGCGAGCAGTTTGTAGATTTCCTTTGATGTATTCTGATTTTAGGTTTTCAAGACCAGTGTTTATTGTATCAGTAATGAAAGCACCAGAACCAGCAAGTCTAGTTTGGAAAGATTCTACTGTAGTTCCATTATCAATAATTTGAATAGTGTTTTTGGATCCTCCAAGACATTGAACGCTAAACGATAATCCACTAGAATCTCCGTTAGACTTTACTCCACCATTGTAACCAGCACCAACATATAGTGAGTTAAGTAAATAACGAGCAGAATCGTCGGCGTCATTAGGTTCAATAGTTCCTCCATAACTAGTTACGCTAGAAACACTTGTTCCTGCAACTCCATATGTGCCTCCAGCCATAGAGCTAACATCAACTCTTCTTAGAATAGCGGCTCCATCAGCAACATCAAAAGTTGTACCTGAACAGGCTGAAACTTCTAGTTTTACTCCAGAACCAGCTAAAGTTGTTATAACATAAGCATTATCTGAGAATTGAACAATAGATGGCTCGTATTCTACATATAAATTATCAGCATCTAAGTCTCCACCTAAAACTTTTCTAACAGCTCTAGCTTGATTGCTCGCAAGGCTTTCTAATCCCGCAGCAATAGTAAAGTCTTTTCCAGCATTAGAGT